AGCAATCAGTAGCTCCGGGTTAGCGGGGATAGCGCCAGCCACGGGGAACGTGCCGCTGACCACCATCACGCGGTCGTTACTGCGCTTCATGAACACCTGCCCGCCGGTAATCCCCGTTGTGGCGTAGGGCATTAGTCGCCAGCCGGTGTCCCCGTAGACCACCCGCCACCCGGTGATTCCGGTCCCGCTGGCCTTGATCCACTCGACAGCGCCGTTGGTGGCGGCGGTGTCCACGAAGCGGGACCCGACCGGGGCGGCCACCACGCCCTCTGGGGAGCCTGTGCCGGTGCGGTAACCGACCCCACCCAGCGTCACGTCGGTCGCAACGGCGATGAACTTGGGGACGTTGAACACGAACGCCTTATCGGAGAAGCGCGAGTCCCAGACCGCGTACGGGGTTCCCGCCGCGTCGTATTGGTACGAGTTCATCCCCCCGGGGTGGCCGATGATATAGCCGCGAGCGGCGTTGCTGGGGGTCTCCCGGAAGATGGCAGCCTTCTGGAAACTCGCATTTTCGGAGAAGGTCGCCCCGTCCTTGCGGGCGTATTGGGTGTGCGGATCACCGGAGTTGTTGTGGTCGGCGGCCCGGAGGAGTCCGTGCCAGCTACTCCAGGTCGCGCCGTTGTTGGCCGAGGTGCGGTAGAAGGTCTGCCCCAGAACCGTCGCGCTGACCGTGGTGTAGCGCTGCATCAGGAAGGTGGAGCCTCCACTGATGTGTCGTAGGACCTCGACGTGACCCTCAGACCATGAGGGGGTGTTATTGGTCCCCGTCGTGGCCGTACCGAAGGGGACGAAGTAGCGCCCCGGTTGGACCAGAGCGTTGAGGTCTGCGCCGTAGTTTGCCCCGTCCTCCACAAGGTATTGCGGGTGAGGGTCGGCCTTGGCCTCGTGGGCGGTGACCGCCGCGCTAGCGGTAGAGGCGGACCCAGCAGCCGCGGTGGCTGATCCTGCCGCCGCCGTCGCGGAGCCTTCCGCCTCGTCCGCGCTCCCGGCTGCCGCCGTCGCTGATCCGGCTGCCGCCGTGGCGGATGCCGCCGCGTTGTCCTCGGAGGTCCCGGCCTGGTCCCGGGCCGCCGCGGAGCTGGTCGCGCTGGTCTCCGCTGCGGTGGCCTGTCCGGCTGCGGCGTCCGCGGAGAGGGCCGCGGAGTTGGCGGACCCGTCCGCGTCCGCCGCGCTCTGCCCGGCCCGGTCGGCGTGGCCGGCTGCCTCCGTCGCGGAGCTAGCTGCGTCGGCGGCGGAGGTCCCGGCGGCGGTTGAGGAGGCGAGCGCCTGCCCTTCCAGGGTCTCCATGTAGCTCGGGTCGTAGGGGGTCCCGGGGTCCCCCTGCGGGCCGACGAGGGAGGCCAGCCACTCCTCCTCGGTCCCGGTGAATCCAGCGCGCTGGGCCACGAGGTACGCGGAGTATGTGGGGCTGGGCAGGAAGCTCCCCGCGGCTAGCGGGGTCACGTCGGTCATGTCCACGGCGGGCGTGGAGGCCGGGAGCTCTAGCCGGACCGGAGCTAGGTGGGCGTGGGCGAGCTGGACCTCGACGGTGTAGCCGAAGCCGGTCGGGTTGAGGGTGTCGTCGTCGGTGGCGGGAAGCTGTACCGAGAACGAGCCGGTGTCGTCCAGCTCTACCCGGACCTGGCCGGAGAGAACCACGTCGCCCGCGGCGTCGATCACATGGGTGACCGAGGGAGTGATGAGCACCGTGCCGCTGGCGGGGGTAGAGCCGTCGAGGTGGCGGTAGGTCCCGCGCAGGGTGACGGTGGCGTACGGCACGGGGGACCCCCTTCTCAGTCGAGGTTGATGACCAACGTGCAGTTGCAGTTGGCGTTGTCGGCGGCGTCGCCGGAGGAGTCTCCGGGCCAGAGCAGGCCGTTGGAGAACTGCTCGCTGAGGGGGACGGTCTCCCCGTTGAGCGCCGCGTGCTCCGAGCGGGTGTTGGGGCCGGAGCTGGTCACCCAGGTCTTCGTGGGCTCCAGGTCGTGGCGGCGGGCGATCTGTCCGGCGGCCTCGGCGGTGGCGAATCCGGACATGAACGTGGCGAGGCCGGTGGCGATCCCGTCCGCCCGGGTCGTGACCGCCTCCTCGTAGACCTGCGCGGGGTCGCCGTCCTCGTCCTCTAGGGCTTTGTCCAGCTTCCCCTTGGTGGTGCGGTTGATGTTCTCCGCGCGGCGCTTGGCCACGACCTCTAGGAAGTTGACCGTCGCGTCCGTGTCGTACTCGTCCTCGGTGAAGCCGAGGGCGGCGGCCTCCGCCTTCCCCAGGACCTCAGTGACGGCGAGGGATACGGCGTGGAGGTCCTTGGCGAGCTCCCGGTCCCAGCGCTCCCCGTCCCACTCCCCGCCGTGGGGGTAGCGGTCGGCGTCGCGCTGGCGCTTGAAGAAGCGCCGGAGGACCGCGGAGACCTGCTCCGCCTGCCGGTCTGTGATCCGGGCCTTGAGTAGGAACAGCCTGCCAGCCTTCGTGTGCAGCTCTCTGGCGGCCTCCCCGGGGGCGGGCGGTGGGGCGGAGTCCCGGGGGGACGCCTGCTCGCCAATCAGGACGTTGAGCGGGGTGACCAGCTCCTCGCCGCCTTCGATGGCGGGCATGTTGCGGAGGGCGCGGGCCTCGTTGGCGGTCATCCACGGGCGGCCCACGGAGGACTGGAGCGCGGCGGTCTGCTCCTCGAAGTTGCCTTGCAGCTTCTCCTCGATGTTGAACTCCAGATAGACCCCGGGCCGGGTGTCGAAGCGAGGCACGAGGAAGGTGTTGAGCCGGTCCTCGATCTGCGCCAGGAGGGGGCCGAGGGTGTCCCCGTAGAGCATCCGGCGGAACTCGCGCACGTTGGAGTAGTTGGCATTGTCGAGCAGCCCGATCATGGTCGGGTTGACGTGGTAGACCGAGGCCACGGTGTTGAGAGCTAGCCGCGCGCCCTCGATGAACTGCATGTCGTGGGCGGAGAAGTCCACCCGGCTCAGGGTCATGCCGTCCTCTAGGAGCGGGGTCCCGCCGACCTGCGGGCCGTCCCCGGTGAACTGAGATTCCCAGTCCTTCTTGAACTGCTTGCGGGCCTGGTCGCTCCACTCGGGGGCGTCCGGTGGCCGGCTGAGGACCGCGCCCACCTTGCCGCCCCGTCGCCAGACCATCTCGCGGTAGCGGGCGGCCTGGACCTGCTCGGCCAGAATCTCCTTGAGCGCCGCTACCGGGGAGCTGCCGGTGCGCAGGCTGGAGGGGTCCCAGCCGTGGAAGGCTAGGACCTCGGAGGCCGCGATGGTGACGTGCTCGCCCCGGTCGTCGGCGCGGACCCGGTAGCTATCCGGGCCGGTGAGGTCTCCGCCCATAGGGGTGACCCAGGGGACGGGGAGCCGGGTGATCGGGGCCTCGGGGCCGGGGGAGAGGAGCCAATAGGCCCGGTCGTGCAGGGCGAGGTCCGCGACGAGTCCGTAGATGAGCTCGTAGGTGGTGGCCTTCGGGTTCGGGCGGGCCACGACCTCCCCGATTCCGTCGCGGACCCGCTGCCGGTCGTCCTCGTCGGCGCGCTGGAAGGCGTGGAGGCCGAGCTGGGCGATGTTGCGGGCCAGGAAGGTCACGACGGTGCGGAGGTAGGGCTGGGTCCGCCACATCTGGGACGGGCTGAGGCCCATGATCCGGTCATACTCCTCGGAGCTGAGGAGCCAGGTGTCGGTGCTCCAGTAGCCTCCGGCCCCGTAGGCGGCGGAGCTCACGCCGAAGGCGGCGGAGGAGCCGTTGTCCCGACGGAAGCGGTCGAACAGACCCATGCTCAGAACACCTCCAGTCGGCGGTTGGCGTAGGCGGAACGGCGGGGCATCCCGTGGGTGAGGCACCAGAGGGCTCCGGTGACGGCGATCAGGGGGGATACGTCGGTCACGGAGCGACGGCGGTCCCAGAGCCAGGCGTCCCCGACCGGGCGGGTGGAGGCGGTGGCGGCGGCGAGGTTGAGGATGGGCTGGTCTCGGTGGCGGACCTCGGTGGACTTCTTGGAGCCTTCCCCGATGGCCGCGCGCACCCGGTCGTAGAACGAGCCGGTGCCCGCCCCGAGGCTGGACCCGCCCCACTCGACTACGCGCACCTTGGCCTCCTGGAGGTCCTTGAGGAGGGAGGCGACGGGCGCGCCCTTGGCCTGGAG